ATAATTATTGGTGAACCAACAGTAACAGATGCAAGAGCAAGTTTAAGATAAAAAAAATAAAATATGGATTGGGAATTAGAAATACAACTACACTACCCACACGATAGATTTATGTTAGGGTGGGAATTTTTACAAGCAACAGATGAATATAATTATAGAACTATAAAACTATATTTATTTATAGTAACATTTACTTTAGACTTTTGAAAAAACAAATACAAAGAATACAACAACTTATTGATAAACTACCTAATGGTAAAATAAGAAAAGAACTGTTTAAAAAATTACTTAAACTAAAAACAAAGATTTAATACGTTATATAATTGAATAAACAAAATACTTTCAATATGGATAAAAGAAAAAACAATGGAGGTGCAAGAGATGGTGCAGGTAGACCAAAAAAAGCTGATGAACTAAAACTAATAGAAAAGTTAGATAACCTTATAGATAATGATGAAGTAATCAAAACATTAGGTAAACAAATATTCAAAGGTGATTCACGTGCAATGTCTTTATACTTTGGTTACAGATATGGTAAACCAAAAGAAACAGTAGATATAAATTCAAGTGAGGGTTTTAATATAAACTTTAAAGATATTATAAGGTTTAAGTGATAGAAGTAAACCCAAAGTACGAACCAATAAAAACATCTGATGCAAGNTATTTTATTGTAACTGGNGGTAGGGGTTCTGGTAAGTCTTATTCAATTAACCTATTGCTTTTGCTTTTAACATTTGAAGCTGGGCATACAATTCTATTTACAAGGTTTACTTTATCATCTGCATACATATCTATTATACCAGAATTTATAGACAAAATAGAAACACTTGAATTACAAGACCATTTCTATATAACTAAAAACGAAATAATAAATAAGCTATCTGGAAGTAAGATAATATTTAAAGGTATCAAAACATCAAGTGGTGATCAAACTGCAAATCTAAAATCACTTACTAATATTTCNACNTGGGTAATGGATGAAGCAGAAGAACTTGCTGATGAAAACATCTTTGACAAAATAGATTTATCAGTTAGAAACCTAAAAAACAAAAATAGGGTTATACTTATATTAAACCCAGTTACAAAAGAACATTGGATATACAATAGATTTTTTCAAGATAAAGGGGTACAAGCTGGTAGTAACACCACAAAAGGCAATACAACGTACATACACACTACTTATTTAGATAATGTAGAAAACCTATCAAAAAGTTATTTAGAGCANATAGANAGCATTAAAATACGNAGACCNAATAAATACAANCATCAAATGNTNGGNGGTTGGTTAGAAAAAGCAGAGGGTGTAATATTTACTAACTGGTCAATAGGTGAATTTAAAAAAGTAGGTGTTTCTGTTTATGGTCAAGATTATGGTTTTGCAAATGATGAAAATACTTTAGTAGAAACCAATATAGATACTACAAACAAAATAATCTATTTAAAGGAATGTTTTTACTTAAAAGGACTTACTACATCACAAATAGCTGAACTGAACTTAAAACACGCTAAAAACAATTTAATAGTTGGTGATAGTGCTGAACCAAGATTAATATATGAAATAAAAGCAAAGGGGTGTAATGTTGTTGCATCAATTAAAGGTGCTGGATCTATAACCTATGGAATATCTTTATTACAAGATTATGATTTAGTAATAGAAGAAAACAGTATCAACTTAATAAAAGAACTAAACAACTATTCTTGGTTAGAAAAGAAAAGTAAAACACCACAAGATAAATTTAACCATATTATAGATGCCATCCGTTATAGTGTTTCATACCAATTACAAAACCCTAATAGGGGGAATTATTATGTTTCTTAACAATTTTGTTAATAAGGTAATAATATGTATATTTGAAATATGAAATTAACAGATGAACAATTAGAAATAGTAGAAAACGAATCTTATATGTATAAGGCATTTGATCCNAACNACNANTATATAAGNAANGGATTGTGGAACAAGTATCGTATATCAGCTAAAGTGTATTACAAAGATGGTGAATTGCACAAGGTAGAAGAATATTAAAAAAAGTTATTAATAATTTTGTTTATAACTAAAAAAGTTGTATATTGCAGTATAATTAAATAAGTTATTTGAAATATTGAGATTTTGCTAAACACTTCTGTGAAAGTGATGATAAATAAATAAGAATTAATGGGTTGAGATAATATCCAGTAATATGTGATAGAGATAACAAAGCTGAAAAAAGTAATACACTTATGTATAGCTTTATCCCACTACAAATAAAATTGCACGTAATTAATGCGAAGTATATAGGGATTCAAAAAATAAAATATGGTTTGAGCAAAATTTCAATATTATAATTAAACATTATGCAAACAGAACTAACAGAAATAAACGAGCAACTAAAAACTTATTTATATTCTAATGATCAAGAACAAATTGATTGTGCTGAAGAATATTTAAGAAACGTACATTTAAAATATGGAACGGTAGACATAGTACAAATTAAAAACATAACAAAATGAAAACAGACAAACCAAGTAATGCTGAAAAAGCAGCAAAGATTTTTAAGAAGTTAACAAAGTATTTTTTAATATTTGCATTGTGCTACTTTGTAGGTAGAACATTAGCAACAATTTTATTTAATATATAGATATGAAAAGAATGAAGATGTTTTACGAAGCAAGATTAATTACCCACAATATAAAACCATATAAGGTAATTAAATTAAAGAACAATAAAGTTGCAGAACATTATGTTAATGGCAATATAAAAATAGTAGATAATGATCTGGGATGATTTTTTAAACCCACACGAACAAACCGAATACGAGTGCAGCGAATGTGGTGCTGCAATGCAAACCGATAAAGGTGTTTGTTCAACAAGTTGTTTTGAAGCAAGTATGATTTAGTAGTTAGTTTTTTTTATGAGAGGAAAGGGTAGGCAGAAATGTCTACCTTTTTTTTTATTATATTTACTACTATAAAATAGTTAAATAAATACGTTATATAGATATGAATATTAATATTGAAATACCAACAAAGTTATCTGATATTACTTTAGGGCAATACAAAAGGTTTCTAAATATCCAAAAGCAAACAGAAGAATCACATTTTTTAAATGCTAAAGCTATTGAAATATTTTGTGATATTGAACTGAAAAACGTTATGCGTTTGAAGATGTCCGATTTTGATAAAATTACAAACAAGATCAATTTATTGTTTGAGCAAAAACCAAAGCTGGTACAACGCTTTAAAATTGATAGTGTTGAATATGGGTTTCATCCACAATTAGATGAGTTAACATTAGGTGAATATATTGATGTAGATACATACATTGCAGATTGGGAAAATATGGAAAAGACAATGAACGTATTATACAGACCAATAGAAAACAAATTAAAAGATAGGTACTCAATAAAAGAATACAATGTTGATACAAGTGATAATTTATTAGATATGCCAATGGATGCAGTCTTATCATCAATTTTTTTTTTGTGGAATTTAGGGATAGACTTATCGAAAACTATTCTGAACTATTCGGAACTGGGGGTGGAAACGAACTTAATGCATCAGCAAATTTTAGCAGAAAATGGGGATGGTATCAGTCAGTATACACACTCGCTAATGGGGATATTACAAGACTTGAAGATATCACCAAATTAGAAGTACATAAATGTTTTATGATGTTATCATTTGTAAAGGAAAAAAACGAAATAGAATCAAAACAAATTAAAAGTAAATTCAAAAGATGAATCAAGGTATAAGAGGTTTTTATCAATTAACCGAAACAATAAAAGAACAACTACTTGCAGATACAAATATCAACACTGTTTCAACTGGTGATGTTTCTAATTTGAATTTAAACAAACAAGATATATTCCCTTTAGGTCATATCATAGTAAACAACGTAGTAGCAGAAGAACAAGTATTAAGATTTAACATTACAGTAATTGCTTGTGATATTGTGGATCAAAGCAAAACAAAAACACTTGATAGATTCGTAGGTAACAACAACGAACAAGATATTTTAAACACGCAGTTAAGCGTATTAAACAAACTGATTCAAAATTTAAGAAAAGGAACTTTACATACTGATATGTACCAGCTTGAGGGTAACCCATCATTAGAACCTTTTTATGATAGGTTTGAAAATATGTTAGCTGGATGGTCTTGTGGAATAGAAATATTAATATACAATGATATAACTATTTGCTGATGAAAAATATCTATACAGAAAAAGCACTAAAATCATTTGGAAAATATGTGATTCAGCAGTCAAAAACAAGACTAACTAAAAAAGATAGAAACTACACAAGCGAATTATATAATTCTTTAAAGTACGATTTTGAAAAATCAGATGATGGTTTTATCATTGATTTTATTATGCAAGATTATGGTGAATACCAAGATAGAGGTGTTAAGGGTGTTAATAGTAATTACATAGAAAACAAAAACAGTCCATTTAGTTATAAGCCAAGTAGTAAGTTAAGAGGGTTAGAATATCATACTGGTATTTTTTCAAAGTGGGCAAAGTTTAGAGGTTTACAACCAAGAGATAAAAAGGGTAGGTTTGGATCATATAAAACTATGGGTTATATATTAGCTGATAGTATAAAGAAAAAAGGAATTAAGGCAACTATGTTTTTTACCAAATCATTTGAAATGGGTTTTGAAAAGTTACCACAAGAATTACAAGAAGCATTTGCAGTAGATGTAGAATATGCAATAGTATTAGCAGCAAAAAAATAAGATATGCCAAGATTAGCTTTAAGAAGTCCACAATTTAAATATAAAGAAATACCAGTTAGTGGTGTAGCCTCAACACTATGTGAAATTACTATTGATAGTATTTCAAGATATACATTAATAAAAAACGTAAGAAAAAGCACAACTGTAAATTTTGATATATCAGAACTTGCAAGAGATTATTTAAGTATATATTACGATACAACATACGTACCACAAGAAATTGCAATAACAACAACACTAACAAATTTTAGTGGTTTAAATGCTACTGGTTCAGTTGTTGGTTCTGTTACATCATTTGTAGATAAAGGTTTTGAGGGTTACGGATATTTTGAAGAAAACACAAACCCAACCCTACCAACTGCTGCATATTTAATTTCTAAAAACCCAGATACAAACGAAGTACAATTATACTATCCTAAAAGTATTGCTGGTGTTTCTGCTTTTACTGGTAAAGTACCACAAACTATTGGTAGTGGAATACAAGTAATTAGTTTTGCACAAGGAGCAACTGCAATAGGTGGTGGAAGTTACCCATCAACTATAAAACGAATAGAATGTACTAAATATGGAAGTGGTAAAAAAATTATATTTATTAATCGTTATGGGGTGCAGCAAGACTTATGGTTTTTCTTAAAAGAAACTAAAACACTTGCAAGACAAAACGAGGGTTACAAAGCAAATGTATTAACATATCCAAGTACAAATAACCCAGCTACTTATTCTATTTCTGATGCACCAAACAAAACCTTTAACACAACTGCTAAACAAACATTTACTTTAAGTAGTGGTTACTATCCACAAGGTGCTAATAATTTCTTTGAAGAACTTTTATTAAGTGAGTACGTATGGTATGAGCGAATAAATAAAATTAGTGGTGCTGATGAAGTTATCCCAGTAAAAGTAAAAAAATCATCTATACAATTTAAAACATCTGTTAATGATAGATTAATAGAATACACTATTGATTTTGAAGAAGCATTTGATTATATAAACAACATTAGATAATGCAACAAAAGTTAGTTTTATACATAGGTAATGTATCTGTTTATACAGAAGATGAACGAGTAGACCAATTCAAAGATGAAAATGTTTCTTTTACTCAAACGATACAGAACGTAAAAGACTTAAAAAAAATCTTTACTGAATTTACTAAAACATTTGCATTACCAGCTTCAAAAAAAAATAATAAAATATTTGACCATTACTATAACTATGATATTGCAGGTGGTTTTGATGCAAGAATAAAAGTAAATGCTTCATTAGAACTAAACGATATACCATTTAAAAAAGGCAAAATAGCATTAACTGGAGTTGATTTAAAAAACAACGTACCACATACATATAAGATAACTTTTTATGGCAATACAGTTAATTTAAAAGATATTTTAGGTGATGATCAATTAAGTAATTTATCTGAATTAAGCATATTAGATACTGATTATAGTTATAGTACAGTTTTAGCAGCAATGCAAAATGAGTATTTAGGTAATTTAATTGTACCATTAATTACGCATACAGATAGAGCAACTTACGATAGTAGTTCAAATGTATATGGTAATTTATATTATAGATTTAATTTTGTAAATACTGGTCTTAATTTTACACAATTCAAATATGCTTTAAGATTACAAGCTATAATATCAGCAATAGAAACACAATACCCAAGTATTACATTTTCTGATGATTTTTTTAATGATACATCAAATACAGATTTTTATAATTTGTATATGTGGTTACATCGTAAAAAAGGAGATGTAGAACCAACTGAACAAGTACAAAGGGTTTATAATACAACATCAACTTTTGTAGAAACATCTGCATTAAATCAAGCAAATTCTATTATACAATCGGGATCTTTAAGGTTACAATTAAACTATCCATCAGAAACACCTAATCAAAATAATTCTTTTCAATCAGTAACTTTATCATTTGCACCCACACAACAATCAACTAATTATAGTGTTAGGGTTTTTAATGTAGCAGCAGGTAATGTAGAAGTAGGAGGTTTTGTTGACCAACAAGGTAACCAAACAATAGATTTTGATAATGATTTAGATAATATGGGCTTGTATGTTGTGCAAATAGCTTGTGCAACAACTATTGTATTTTCAGCAAATAGTATAGAATGGTATGTCCAATCAAGAGAGTTTACATTTAACCCTACTGCAATAGAAACATCGGTATATCGTTATAAAAATTCAGTTGCATTTAGCACCAGTTTAACTATAGAGTTTAATATATTAGAACAAATACCTAAAATGAAAATTATAGATTTTCTAACTGGTATATTTCAAATGTTTAATCTAACTGCATACGTAGAAAATGATATTATTGTAGTGCAACCTTTAGATGAATTTTATGATAAAGCACCAACATTACAAGGGCAAGTTATACCAGTTAATATTGATGATTATTTAGATGTAACAAAATCTTCAGTTGATATTGCTTTACCTTTTTCTAAAGTCAATTTTACCTACAAAGGTGTTAAAACATTTTTAGCACAACAATTTAATCAAATAAACAATAGAGTATGGGGTTCAAGCAGTTATTCATTAGATGGTGATATTTATGATACACCAAGTACTGAATATAAAATAGAAATACCATTTGAGCACGTTATGTATGAAAGGTTAGTTGATCAAAATAATGGTTCAAATACTGATATTCAATATGGCTATTTTGTAGATGATAACCAAGAATCTTATATTGGTGAACCATTAATATTTTATAAATATAGAATAGCAAGTGGTACTGATATAACAATTAGAGATTTAGCAGGTAATAGAACTGTAATTAATAATTACCATATCCCTATGAATAGTAAAGATATTGATTCAACTACAAGCAAAGTAAATATACATTTTAATAATTATATTAACGAATACAACGCAAATGATAGTGCTAATGCTACTGCTTTTACTGATACTTTATTTCAAACACAATATAGCAATTATATAAACGAAGTGTTTAGTCCAACAAGAAGATTAACAAAAGTTACTGCATATCTACCATATAAAATATTTAGCAGTTTACAATTATATGATGTGATAGAAATAGGGCAAAAATATTACAAAATAAATTCAATGACTACAAACCTAACAACTGGTAAAACAGAATTTGAATTATTAAATACTGATTTATGATAAAAAATATATTAGACTTATTACAAGAAGTAAAAGGTGAAACGGAAAACATACGTATTGCACAAGGTAAATATGCTTTGCCTACATCAGTAAAGAATAGCTACAAACTAATGAAACAAGTATGGAAAAAATAAATTTACAATTAGAAGCAAATACTAAAGAAGCACAAAAAAATGTTGATGACTTAAATAAAAAAGTTAAAGATACGGGTAGAAGTGCAAGAAAAGCAAGTAAAGATTTATCTGCTGGTATGACTGCGGGAAAAGAAGCAGTAAGGGCATTAGATAGATTTACTGGTGGTTTAGCATCTAAATTAGTTGCAGTAGGTAAAGCAGCAAAGTTAAGTGGTAAAGCAATGCGTAGTGCTTTAATATCAACTGGTATTGGTGCTTTAGTTGTTGCTTTGGGTTTAGTTGTAGAATATTGGGATGAAATAGGTGAAGCATTAGGTTTTATAAATAAAGATTTAGAAAGACAAAAAGCATTAAATGATGAACTTTTAACATCCGTTGATAGTCAATTAGGACTTTTACAAAAAGAGCAAAAATACAACGAACAAAGGGGTATAGATAACGCAGAAAATCTTGAAAAACAAAAACAAATATTAATAGCAAAAGATGCTATATTAAAAAGGTCAATTAAAATACTTGAAACGCAATTACTACAAGAACAAACCGCAGCACGTGAAGTTGGTTTTTGGGATAAAATAAATGCTGGTTTTCAAGGGTTTTTATTTGGTTATAGTAAACAAGCAGAAATACTTGCAAAAACTGCTGGAG